CCGCTCACCGGAAGATTACCCGTGGATTCGTCACCGGACCAATCGGTCTTCTGCATATCCAGACCGTCCTCGTCATACACTTTTTTCGCCATATCGTTATTCTTTAAAAGTTATTTCATCCGTTTCCAGCCATCCGTTCGGCTCCAGGGTTTGTCACCGCGCCAAAAGCCCGCGCCGAAACAGCTCCGGATGGCTTGCCAAACCAGCCTGGCCCCTATATAGACCGTCGCCACCACCCGTTCGCCTACACGGATGGCCGTCACCTCTTTGTTTCCAACACTTATCATACCTATTCCTCCTCGTAAATCAGGTAAATGGTCTTGCCGTCCTTTTCCGGGAGACTTTCAAACTCCTCCTCACTCATCTCCTTATGTTTGTAGCCTTGGGCTATCGCATCCTCGGCCTTCTTCGCGGCCGCCTCCGCCTTTGCCGCCGATTCACCCGCCGTTTGAATGGCCTTTTTTGTCTCCTGGGTGGCCGCTTCCATTTCGGGAGCCAATCCCTCCACCCTTTCAGCGGCCTTGATCGCCCGGGCCGCCGCGTCATCGGCTGGCTTGCTCAATAAGGTGATCGGGACGTTCACCAGTTTGTCACCTTTCTGTCCCGGCAGGGATTTGACCCCGCTCAGCGAGCCGACCGTCTCAAGGGATTCGACACTCTTCGATTCCGCCTTGACCGCCTCCAAAACCTGGGCGATATCCGATTCTGTCAGTGCCATATCAAACCCCTCCCTCTATCAGTTCATAAACCTGGCCGTAACCGCCGGCCGTCAGGCTCTCGCCGCATACCTCCTTGATAAGCGTACCCTCCTCGGTGGTGATCTCCAGGATTCCACCGCCCTGGATGATACGCTGGCACAGGACGTAAGCCTTGAACTTCTCATCACGGCCTACCGGTTTGTCTTTTCCGTAATTGAACAGGGCCTCCGCCACGGCGGTGGCGATGTTGTCGCCGCCAAGCTCGTTCCCGTCAAAGCCCCTGAATCTCCTGTTTAAGTCAACTTTCATATCTCTTTGGTTTTAAATGTTTATTCCCCTGTATAGCCGACAATGATGCCGCCCCTCACGATAAGTCTTATTTTATCAAGGTCGGGATTCTGGGCGGCACCATCCCCCCAGTTCACACCCTCGTTATACACGTATGTACCGTCGGAATTGCGACTCTTGATGTACCGGAACCCTTTCGACGCGCAAACATCACTTGTCAATCCGTTACCGGTATCCCTTACATCTACCGGACCCACAAAGAACCCGGCATAGGTCATACCGCTGGCCGGATAGGTTAAGGAGCCTATCGATGCGTATATAGCGGCCCCACCGGATGTCGCCCCGACTGATTTTACGCCAAACCGACCACTGGTAGCGCCATTGAAGGCCACGTCCACGATCCCCTCCGTCGAGGAACTCGAGACTCCCAGTTTCAAACTCCGGGAATCGTTTCCGAAATAATCGCGGCTCTTCCAATACAGACGGCCGGAATCGATGGTAAAGCCGCCGATCTTACCGCCGCTCGCCTTGACGGTACCGCTGATGTTCGCGTTCCGGGTCTCGATACTCCCGTCCGTGAGGACCTTGAAATAGCCGTTAGCCGTAACAAGCCCCTCCAGTTTGATTTGGTCGGCTTTAATGGTAACACCGGAAACAAGATTGCCGAACTCGTCACGCTTGACATAGACATTCAGTTCCGCCTTCTTTACAAGCCCGTTGCTTGTAACGCCCTCAGCGAACAGCTTGGAAAAATTGGCGGTAGTCACCAACCCGGATTTATTCCGCAATTCCCCGTTCTCATCGAAATGGACAGAAATCAGCCTGTTATATTTGGCCGTCGTGATAATGGAGGATGCCTCCAGCACATTGCCGTCCTTATCGAAATTCGCCGCCGCGATTCGGATCATCTTCTCCGACTGGTCGAAGAACGTGGCATACTTGTACGCCAGGGCATCCGTCCGGTCTGTCGAGAACACCAACAAGGACACTTGGATAACACCCGTGAACGACAGCTTGAAGTCACCGGTCCCGTTCCACAGCCCGGAATGGTTGAATACCTTCTCCCCACCGACCGGCAAATCACCGTCGTAAGCGAACATGTTGAAATTCTCGTATCCGTTCTTGTTGGAATTGACAAACTCGATACGCAGGTGTCCGGCCTCGATCACCTTGTAATGGAAGGACAGGTAGACATAGCCCGGAATGCGAAGCCCGTCCCCGTTCAACTCCTTGAAATCGGGAATCGTGCGGAAATCCCCGTTCTTCTGCATGATATAGCTGTTCGTTATCCTGACGTAAGGAACCTTGCCGGTCTTTACGACCTCCACGTTGCCGTTCTCGCTCGATGCTAACAGTTTGTTACCGGCAAGAATCCACTTGCCGCCGAAAGTCAGGAACGCGGCCTTGTACCCGCTTATCCATTTACTCATCCCCTCGGTAAACGTGGTGTTGTCGAAAAAGCTCTGCTCCTCCCTCACCTCGTCACGCAGACCCTCCACGGCTGATTGTATCTTACCCTCCGTAATTTCAAATTTCGTCAGGATATCCTCGCCGGTCATGAGGACGAACGTACCTTTCAAATATACGTTGTCGCCATAGAGACCGTTCCCGTGTGGTTGGCTATTCGCCGGGAAAGCACTGTCCTTGATACCGTCAAGATTACCCACCCGGCAGCGCAAACAGCCGTTGAAGTTTTTCGCCATCACGCCATCCAGTATGTCAACACGTGGCTGCCCGTCCTCGGTAGCTGCTATGCTGATCAGGTTCTGCCGGAGCGGGTTTTCCGTGTTACCCATAAGTACACACTCATCGCCCGCCTTCGGTTCCGTCCCACCAAACTCCCTCTGGGGTACCGTTATCCCTTCCGCATCGCCTTCCGACACTTCCACCCAGTAACCCCGAATCTCCGCCCCCGTAAAAACGGCACAGCGCATCAGGTCGTGCGCCACGAACGTGTTCTCTTGCTCAAAGGAGATGCGGTAATTGTTGCCCTCCTTGGCCACGGTCTTGATCTTACCGTTGGCGGCGGAGACAACCAGCTGCCCCCTTACGCTGCGTACCGTTTCTATGAGCAGCTCCAGAGCCACCAACGTCTGCCGGATGGTCGCCTTGTCTATCGTGAGATTACTCAGCCCCGTTATTTTATCTATCCATATCTGCCAGCCCTCGCCGAACATACCGTCCACGAAACGGGTGCTCCGGAGCAGTTCCCGGATGACCGCCGTCAGAAACTCGGCGTTCCCGTCACCGTCAACATTGCCTCCGGATTCCCCGGCTTTGTAATCCCCAAAATAAGCCCCTTTCAAAAAACCGATCACCTCGGCCGCGGTATCCCGATGGCGTTTGCTCAGGAACTCCCTTTGGCTTCTTTTCGCAGAGAAAAGGTTGTTGTCCGTGGGCAGAGTGTTGTCGAAGCTCCGGATGATGTCCGGGAGCCCGGAACTTTCGGCCTTGGCTTTCGTATAGCTTTTCAATTCCCCTATGCTGTCGTTTACCCTGTCGAATTTCGATACCTGCAGGGCGTCGCTGATCTCCAGGTCCATCTCCCCGGGAAGGTTCACCTTACGCGTGATCTTCGTAATGCGGCTCCTGCGGTAACCGTCTTTCGGGAAATACTCCGAGCTCTCCAATTTTACGCGCCGGCCGACAAACAGCTCGGCCTCCTGCTGCTCGATCCACACATGGTCGGTCGGAGCTTTGTAAGCGGCGATATCCAGCCAGTGGTCCTTGTTATAGTCATCGACGGCTTTCTGGAACTCCTCCTCTGCCAGCCGGTAATACTTATCCGGCATCCGGATGTTCCAAAGGACATAGGTGTCCCCGGCCTTCGGGACGAGCTTGCCGCCCGGAAGCTGCGTGTCGTCGCCGTAAGGCCAGATCGTGATGATCTCAAACTCACGGGTGGCGCTATCGAAGTTTACCTCGAAATAATGATCGTCCCCCTCTCCCAGCCCGGAAAGGTCACCGCTCTGGAAGGAGACGCGTTTCGTCTCACCGGCCAGTTCATAATCGTTAGGATCGAAATCCATCCCGCCATCCTTGAAGTAATAGACGGTAAAGGTCTTACCCTCCTCATTCGTCACCTCCTCACTGCGGACACTGCTTACCGTTCCCACCCGCCGGGGATAGATACCGCTGAAGGCGGCCTGCTCGTAGTGGTCATAGATACCGTACTCGTCCACGCCCACCTCCACGTACTTCTTTTTTCCGGGGAGCATCAGACGGGGGCTGCCGTACTTCTCGGCATCGATGTTCCGGCTGCTCCCGATCGGAAAAAGGCGCGTGTAAAACTTCGCCGTATTACTCGTATCCCGCTCCAGGGAGGTCAGCCCCTTGCCGTATCCCAACGTGATCTCCTCGCCGTGTTCGCAACGGCACACGTTCACCGTCTGCCCCTCGACCCACCATTCGGCCTTGCCTCCCACCTTGCCGGCGATCTCCTTCAAAGCCTGGTCGCAGTACATACCTTCATAGTCGATCACGATAAGATCGGTACCGTCCACCTGCCCGACTTTCCAGTCGGTAATGTTACCCATGCCGTCGTTGATGGCCTTCACTACCATCGCCACATGGTCCCGCGGCGTGGCCGTCAATGTAAACAGGGGATTGGTGTCGCCGTCCGTTGTTTCCAGCACAAGAAAACGCCTGATCAGGCTCTCGATACCGTACAGCTTCAGGTTATACTCCCACTCACTCCCGCTTTTCTCTTTCGGGGTGTACCGCTCCGTCAGCCAGTACCGCTCGCCCATGTAGTCCGTGAAGTCGCCTAC